ACGACCACACCAGCGGGAGATTACGCGGATGAAAACCTCCAAAGTGCGCTTGAATCCGGGGGGAAGGTTGGCTTTGGCGGGCCAAGCGTGGAGCTTGATGTACCACGAGAGCATTTGACCCCGGCACCAGACCACCCACGGGCAGAGGAAAAGGTAGAGCAAGCAGCCCTCACCGGCACCGGCTTGGTGATGGACCCGGCAAGCAAGAACGTCTCCTTTGACAGAGAGACAGCTACTCGTGCGGTCGCTCTGAGTAACCAAGAAGATAAGCCCCTTAACGTTCAAACCAGACTCATGGCAGACATTGAAGACCTCCGGGGAGACCTTGAGCAGTATAACATCGATACCGAAGATATGACCGATGAGGATGTGATGGAGTTTGCGCAGGGACTCCACTCAGACCTCATGGACACCCTTGGCGGGATGGAGGATATGGATGAAGATATGGGGTCGTACATGGAGGACATGGATGAGGACATGGATGAAGACATGGCCGATATGGAGGACGATATGGAGGACGATGAGGATATGGAAATGGCCGATTACGGACAGATGATGGATTCTGTGGATGCTGTTGAGTCCATGATGGAGGACGTATATGAAGAGCTTGAGGCAACGATGGAAAAAGTGTCTGAGCTTGAAACGGACATGGAGGACATGGTAAGTATGGAGCAGGCACAGGCGGAGCTTGCTGCCGCAGAAGAGGTGAAGGAACTCGCCGAAACCGTGGAGGAAATCGCAGCCGAACCCGAAACCACGAAAACCATGGCCGATGCAGACGGGTGGGACCCGGAGTATGATGTGAGTCCGTCCCCTGATACCGGGTGGTAGATAGGCAATCCCTTTTTACGTCGCATGTTGTAGCAAGGATAGAAGCATGAGCGCACCAGAACATGATTTTGCTGAGGAGGTCCTCATTAGTGGTGAGGAACTTCGCGGCTACTCGGCTGCGGCTGGCCTTGATTCGCGGGAGCCAGTCGGCATTAGCGGAGAGTATGAAGTGAATAGTTCCGCTGCGGGCGCGGATGATTTCATCGGGGTCGCACTGTATACGGTCGCCTCTGGTGAGGAACTCGCAGTAGGGGGGGACGATTGTGAGGTTCGGATTGAAGTGTCTGAGTCCGTCACTCCCGGCGATGAACTCGTGCCGGACGGGGCGGGAGCCTTTGAGACGGTAGCCACTTCAAGCGCCTCTACGGGCGTGGCGATTGCACAGACCGCCGGATCGGCTGGCGAGCTGTGTCAGGCATACATTTTCGCTGTTGGAGGGACGAAAGCATGAGCGTAACCCAAGCACGAAAGCGGCTGCATAACTACGGCGAGTCTGGCAATTGGCGATTCAAGGCGCTGCTTGATGCAGCCCTCCCGAGTTCGCCCGTGAGCGCAGAGGACGTTGCCAAGGCGTGGCCGAAAGCCAAGAAGGGCGATTACGCCTTTATTCAGGACCACCCGGACCGAACGCTTGAGAGCGAGATGAACCGGACGGCACGGGCGGACGCAGGCACCGAACGTCACCGGATTCTCAAGCAGTACGCGCTTGGCGCGGATAACCTGCCCAAGACGCTTGCGGCAGACAAACACCTCACGGATAATGGCGACTCCATAGAGGCACGGCTGGATTCCGCCATTCCGAAGATGCTCTTTGCGGCATCTGACCGGGAGGAACTTGATACGCTCTTTCGGGAGCAACTCCTTGAGGTTGTCCAAGAAGGGCGAGAGCTTCGGAAAGTCGCGCGGGATGCATCCAACGTCATTAACGCCGATACCCGGCGTGGCGATGCGCCTGTTGCGAGTGATGAACAGTTTGCGCCCCCGGTTGCACAGGGTGGCGAAATCCGCGATGACCGAGAGCAGTACGACACCATCGCGTGGAACTGTGATAAGTTCGGCGAGGGCGCGCGTGTCACGGATGAAGCGATGGATCAGGCGATGGTGGACCTGATTGAACGCAACATCCAGTTCATCGGCGCGAGTGTTGAGAATGCGATTAACCGGCGCTTCCTCACCACGCTCGTTGATGAAGCCAACGGCAACCACGATACGGCTGGTGCCGACCAAGGCTACTCAGCACTGAACGCGGCTATCACCGAAGTTGATAAGGAGGATTTCACGCCGGACACGTATGTCACCCATCCGGAGTATCGGCAGGTCCTCTTTGACGACACGAATCTTCGGTTTGCCAACCGCGCGGGCACGAATGAGGTCCTCCGAAACCGTGAGGATGCCCCGATTGTTGGGAACCTCCTTGGACTTGATATGCACGCGGCTGCCTCCGGACAGACCTACGACGATGGGTCTGATATCGGCTATGACGGAGGGAACAACACGTGGGGCTTCGAGAATGATGGAGAACTCGGAGCGGTGGTCTATGACCGCAACCACATCCATACCGTCCTCTATGCCCCCAACGGGCAGGACGTGGAAATCAAAGACTATGAGGACCCCGTTCGTGACTTACAGGGCGTCAATGCGCGCGTTCACGTGGACGTGATTTATTCGCAGGAGCGTGCTGCCTCCACGATTGAGTTCTAGAGTCTAACCCTCTTCTTTTTTGTGTTGCCCGCGTAGCCACAGGTATGAGTAGATACCCCAATCGTGATCTTGTGCGAGACCTCCCGACAACGCAGTTGTTCTTAGACCGATATTTCTCTACGGGTGTGTATTTTGATGCTGTGAGCGATACAAATCAAAAACGATTCCTCCTTGCCAATCCAGCGGATAGTGAGGTTGTATTGCTTGTGATAGACCCGACCGTTCGAGCCGATGGGAAGGTAAAGGTAGATAAAACGAAAAACGTCACCATTGACACGGCCGGTGATGCACCCCCCACCGGAATCACCTCTAAAAGTACAGACGTAGTATCAAGTGTTGGAATCGTCCAACTTGGAGGCGATGGTGAAACCGGCGTGTTTAGCGGGGGAACGGCATTCAGCCCCAAAACCGAAGGGAGCGGGCAGGGAGGCGGCTCTGCCTCACCGGGGAGTGCTGGTGAGTCCGGGGCAACAAATCTCATCTATCCCGGTGATAATCTTGTGCTATCAGCCACGGCAGACGGTGGGACACGCACTATCTCCATTGATATGGACTTTATTGAATACCCGGTGGAGAACATCCCGTAAGCACCCGTAGGTTTTTATATTTCATGATTCGTTATAAGGATGTATGCCATTCGCACGGTCCCCCGGATTAAAGAAAGCAGATCGGAGGTGGCACGAAAACCGCATTCGTGCCCGTCGGACTGGATTCAACCTCAACGATTTCAGTGATGAAGAAATCGTAAAGTATGACCTTGAGACCGCACGCATCACCGGGAGCGACAACCCGAGAAGTTTCCGCCTGAATCCAGATATTGATATCTTGGATGTAGGCGGGCTTGATGTGAGAACCTTGAGGGACCGATGACACAACTGTTTCCGTCTATCATCCCGGGGTCAGATGCTGCGTTTGTTGATGATTCGTATTCACGGGCTGAACTCGAACGCATGGAGTGGGATGAAATTAGGCATATCGCAGCCAGTGTTGAAACCGATGCAATCAACGGACAGAGTGAACGCGAACACATGGAGGACGTGTTAACCGGCCACACCCGATTATGAAACTCTCCTTAGTTGATGAAACGGCGATAGAGACGGGCGATGGGGATTTGATTATGACGGCAGAGGAATTTGCGAATATCGATCCGCAATTCCGGTTTGGACGCACGGCGAAACGCCACATTAGAAACGATGAAAGTATCTCCATTGTCCGGAGTTACTAATACTTCCCCACAAAAACACACGGTGATTAGGAATGTTAGGCATATCCCAAGAAGCGGACACCAAGCTCTCCGGGGCTGATGTACTCCGTGCCGATGAAAAGCGGCGGATGGATGCAGCCACGCTTGGCTTTAGTGTCTCTCAAGAACGGGTGCCGGTAGACAGAGGCACACTGAAACAAAGTGGCTTCCAACCAGAAAACCGAGATGGGGATATTGTCTTTGGGTATACCGCGCCCTATGCCCGACCAATTGAAGAGGGCACGGATCCATATTATCCCCCGATCGGCCCGTTACTTGAATGGGCCGACCGAATCGGCGCGGGGCCCGGACTCGCGTATTATGTAGCCCGGCATAAAATCCCGACTGAGGGGATTACGGCACAACCATACCTCTCCCCAAGTGCCGACCGGATGGAGGATTGGTTAAGTAGCCACAGTCTTGAAGAGTATCTATGAGCGAGCAGGACTTTCACGACCTCA